CGGCTCTCACGAGCTGACTATCAGTCAAGCGGCTGGTGCTGCTTTCCTGAGTGTGTGTCTTAATTGACATGCATCTAGGGAGGTGGTCCTCAAAGCGCCCTTTAGGCTACTGCTAAGGCTTCTATAGGTAAGACCTATGGAAGAGATATCGCGCATCTTTGCGCCACTCGCGCGATATCAAAAGATCGGGATCAGATGTGCACTTGCACTGATCTTACCCGTAACAGGGAAAACTTAAATGTTGATCATATCTTAGTAGTAGGTGGTCGCCTTCTGGTCGAACTACTTAGTTGGATAGGAGTATTATATTTGAAACTCTGAAATCTTTTCTGGAAACAGAAGAGGGGGTCCACACTAGGTGGGGAAATCAAGAAGGTGAAGCCACACAGGTAACTCTGCGGCTCCTAAGCCGGCCTGCGGCCCCGAAAGGGAAACCGAAGTTTCAGAGTACACCTATTATTTTTACCATGCAAACAATCAAAAACACTTTTAGCATCTTATTTAAAGACACTAATCCTGTTAGAGAGAGATTGCTTGGTTTAGGTGCTACTATGAATGGCCTGATCAAGGTAAAACTTGGTCGACCGATGCTGAAGGTATTACTTTTGTTACCTCCAGTTATCGGTTTAAAGAGAAACTTGTCGTTGATTAAGGTTACGATTACATACCTGGCGTACGTCCATAGACTGTACAAGGGGGGGTCGATGCGCTTTGTGATTGTCTATCTCAAAGCGTGCCACACTCTCTTGCAACAGTTTCTGGGCGGCCAGCGACTTTCCGACACGGGACCCTTCGGGGCCCGTGTCAGTCGGACTCGTGGTGGTTTACCACGGGTTATTCCTGTACTTCATCGTAAGCGGATCCAGAGTGGTGATTTGCTAATAATTCGTTATTGGTTATCGCTTTTCTGTTTGTATCGAATTCTCGATATGAAAGGGAAGCTGAACCTTCGTACTATCACAGAACCCTCGACGGCCGATCCTAAGGTGATCGCGAACTTTTCGGAGTTCGTGCCCATCTTTTGGAAAGGTCTGAAGGAGTTCCTTGGTAGGACGCAGGTTCCCATTGTGGAGAAGGTTGCGAAGGGGGGACCTATTCCGGCTCTGTCTTTGCTAGAAGCGAAGCCAGAGCTGTTGAGTAAGTCAGCTCCAGTTGTTTCCGATGCGGCGTTGGAAGCCAAGATGGCTTCCACGTCGCCTCAATCTATATTATTGACTTCCAGAGTTTGGACTGGTATCCTTAAAACCACGGAACTTGGACGAGCGTTCAAGTTATGGTGTACGGAGACCAACAATATTTGGTTGTTGAGAAATATGGATTCCTGGTCCCGTGGGGCCCTAGACCCTCGAACCCATAACATCGGGGTCGAGCGTCGCACGGGGCGGGTGGTGGACGTTTCGGACAAGTTGATTGCAAAGATGTTTGCAGCTGCTAAGAAGAAATGGCCAGTTAAGTTACTAAACGTAGCTTATCGCCAGATATTGGGAAAACTGGGGACTAAGGTGGAACCGGCAGGGAAAGTCAGAGTCTTCGCCATGGTGGATCCGTTTACACAGTGGTTACTTCGCCCGTTACACGATGCGTTGTTCTCACTGTTTCGACAGATCCGCCAAGACGGTACTCACAACCAGGTTAAACCGCTGGTTGCGTTGATTAAGGAGCGCGACGTTTTGATTAGGGAGAATAGACGTCCTGGTTCCCGACCTACGGGTTGGGTCCGACTGGGGCTGAATGTACCGAAAAAGGCGTATGCGCTCTTTTCTTTCGATCTCACCGCTGCCACAGATCGATTACCGTTGGCGATTCAGGTCGCATTGCTAGGCCCGGTCCTTGGACCGCGTCTAGCCAAGGCGTGGGCGTCTCTATTAGTTGCACGAGATTATTACATATATCTTAAAGATGAGTATGGTGTTGGGTCTTTACAACCTCAACGCTATGCCACCGGGCAACCGATGGGAGCGCTATCGTCTTGGGCCATGCTGGCCTTGACTCACCATTGTATAGTACAGTGGGCTTGGTATCAAGTATGTATTCGTAATCAAGAGGGGTGGAGCTGGTACCGTCATTACGCAGTGTTAGGCGATGACATTGTGATAATGGGGGGACAGGTGGCTGACGCTTATGTTGCGATCATGAAGGGCTTAGGAGTCCAGATTGGAGCGCACAAATCGTTGGTCTCACGAGATGGAACTTGCCTTGAATTCGCAAAACGGACGTTCTTTAAAGGGAACGACGTTTCAGCTGTATCTTTGGCAGAACTTTTGGTCTCGCGGAAGAACTTATCTGCGGGGTTAGAATTATGCCGGAAATATAGTATGGGTCTGGGAGCTTACGCTAAGTTCCTGGGTTACGGATACAAGGCGACGGGGTCACTGACTAAGCGTCTGTGGTCCCTTCCTTCTCGATTGAGAAACTACCTGGTAGCGTATCATGGACCGTCAATGTCTCTGTTCCAAGGAGTATTACCTTGGCTGACAATGCGGTCCCTCCAGTCTACTTACAAAGTGACTGAGGGGGCCCTGTTGAAGGCTAAGGAGCTATTACTAGGACCCGAGGTAAAAGAGGTTTTATCTCGTCTCGATAGGATAGTGAAAGGATTGTGCGAGCCGTTCGATCCCGATAACTTCGAGAAACAGGGGCACCTGATCCCTCATGGGAGTGATCTTGGTAGATTCCCTTATCATCCCGGTTTAAAGGGCATCCCTAAGGATGTTCTTTGGCTGCTTGATAACGTTGTTTACAAGGATCCTTTCGTGGAGGCTATGGAGGCGGTTCAGACTTTACGCACCAGAGTGACAACTCTTGGAGATGGAGTTATTGACCATCTTCCGGAGTTGTGGTCGGCTCTTCAAGAAATTGAGGAGAAGATCGGAGCAATACCATCCATGGATCGGCTTACGGCCGCCCCTAACCTTAATCGGTTAGGGGAGGGTCTTAAGCTTATTCGTCGGTGGGAACGGCTCTCACGTCCATTCCGCTCAACGACAAAATAAGTCAGGAGGAGTTATACCTCCTGCGATCGACGAACCTCTGGGTAACCAGAGAGGAACACTAGGCTTGTGCCCGGTATCTCAGTATTGTATTTACTGCGCATAACAATAAGTCGTGGTCTGCTGAGCCCAGGTAGTTTAGTATACAAGGCAAGTGTGGTGAGGGTGTCAACTCCTTACGGAGCCCTTATCATAATCCTTGGTCAACGTCGATGTTCTCTTTAATTTATTAAGCAAGCTGAGGGGGGTGGAAACACCTCTCTCTACACTTGCCCAACATTTTTAATAAAGCATCTAAGCTAAGCAAGGTTCGGAATACGGCCGCGTTACGCGGATAAGCCAG